GCAGCCTGCGCCATGGATGCGATACCATTTATGAAACTGTTAATCATATCTACGCCCCAATCCCATGCGCGGCCAGGTAATTCCTCAAAGAATTTCACAATGCCATCGATAACAACAGGCAATTCAGCTTTTACTTTATCATCAGTATCTTTAATCCAATTTCCGATACGTGTTATGGTTTCTAACAGCCAATTCCATATTTTGTTGGGCAGTCCTGCAAACCAATTAACAATGCTTTCTATCAGCTTTGATACATTTGTGGCTACCCAATCCTTTGCCTGTATGTACCAATCGCCAAATTTAACGATCATATCAGCCAGCGCATAGCCCAAATTATAAGGAAGCTGATCAAACCACTCTTTTGCACTTGCAAGAAAATCTGCCCATCCGTTTGCAATATCCTGCTTCTTACCAGCCCACCATGTTGATATAGCATTTCCTATTTCTCCGAAAAGCCCAACTACTCTTTCAACAAGTGGCCTAAATCCCTCAATAATTGCTTCGATGATCTGCGGTATCGATGTTATCAGTATTGCAATTATTTCCGGGATATGCGGAATAAGAGCAGTCACAAGCTGAATTATACCTTGCACTACAGCCGGAATTGCTGTCATCCAAGCATTAATAAATGCCTGTATAATGATCGGGATAGCATCAATCAAAGCCTGTATTATTTCGGGTAAATGCTCTGTAATCGCCACAACAACCTGTATTATCCCGTTAATCAATACGGGTAACAGAGTTATCAACGTATCAACCAACATATCCAAAATCTCCGGGATAGCTTCAGTCAGAGCGGTTATAATATTCGGTAATTCCTCAACTATCATGTTGACCAATTCAACCATAGTTTCGATAATGATCGGTAAACCTTCCTTTACTACATTCAGAACGTACCCTATAATCTCGGGAATATAGCGGATAAGCATAGGCACGGCCTTTATAACACCCGTAAGCAGATTTTTAATCAAAAGTGTACCGGCAGAAATAAGGTTTTTCCATGTATCGGGTTTCAAAAACCAAAGAGTAATAACCTCAATATAATAAGGCAATTCCTCAATCAAATCGCCTATTCCCTGCGCTATACCGTTTATTATGTTTGCAACTATCTGAACACCGATCTGCAGAATATCAGCGCTGTTTTCCACAAATGCACCAACTATCCACTGTATGATTTCAAGTATTGCACTGCCTTCGCCCTCGGTAGCATTCAACATACCTTCAAAAAATGCATGTACCGCATCCCAAGCCGACCACACAAGAACATCTATATTCTCCATTATGCCACGACCGACCGCACGCAATAATTCCACACCGGCATCGATTGCACCGGGCAGACCTTTTACGGCCATTGACAAGCCGTCAGCAATGATCGTACCAAGCCCGGACATAGCTTCAGTTAATCCACCGCTTTTTATGCTTTCTGTAAGCGTTGAGAGCGCCGATGATCCGAACTGCACGAATTCTCTTAATGATGGTGTTAGCTGGTCAGAGAGGGCAATTTGCGCACCTTCCAGAGCTGATTTAAACAAAGTCACATCACCAGCTAAATTATCAAGCTGTGTTGCGGCCATTTTTTCAGCCGCACCGGCAGAATCCCCTATTGCTTCGCCCAATTCTTCAAATCGCTCTGTTGTCGTTTTCAGTAAAGCATTAACGGATGATAAATCGGTTTTATTGAATACGCCGGATATCAATGCATCTTTGGCTTCTTGCGTCATGCCTTCCATACCTGCCTGCATATCTCCAATAATATCAAGCATGGAGCGCATATTACCATCGGCATCATACACCTCAACAGCAAAATCCCCAAAAGAAACAGCGCCATCTTCACATGCATCCTGCAGAGATATCAGCATATTTCTTAAGTGCGTACCACCTTCACTGCCTTTTATACCATTATCCGCAAGAGCACCAAGCACTGTTGATAATTCCTGTGTACCGCCTTTTACATTTGCGGCAGTTGCACCAATAGTCAATATAGCTTCACCAAGCTGTGTAACGCTGGTATTGGATTTTGAAGCGGCGGCGGCGAACTGATCTATCATAGCCGTGGTCTGTTCCGTATTCAGCCCCAAAGCTGAAGCGGCATCAGTTACCATATCAGATGCATACGCAAGATCAATACTACCGGCAGCAGCCAGATTAAGCACATTGGGGAGCATTTCCATTGATTTTTCTGCATCATATCCAGCCAGCGCCATATAATTTAAAGCGTCAGCGGCCTGCGAAGCTGAAAAGGCCGTCGTACTTCCCATTTCTTGCGCAAAATCTCTTAAATTTTGTATTTCATCTACAGTTTTACCCATAGTTGCGGCAACCTGCGACATAGAAGAATCAAAATCTGCACCAGCTTTTACTGCAGACGCACCAAAAGCAACGGCCGCTGTACTTGCCGCCGTGATCGCCGTACCGGCTAATTTTGCCGCAGATTTTAAACCAGCACCCAGCTTACTTCCGAAACTCTGTGTAGTTTTTGATGCATCCTGTAAGCCAGATTCATAACCGCTTGTGTCAAGCGATATTTTCGCATATAAATCAAATACATCCATATTATTTATCCCCCAGCTTAAGCCCTGCCGCCCGGATCACATCAAGTGCTATCTGATCCCCGGTCCGTTTGTCCGCAGGTTTAGCGTATATTATTTCCCTCAAAGATTTCACAATGTGCTTTCTCTGTACGGATAGCTGCAGGGAGTCAGCTACATAAAAACGGTATGCCATTTCACGCGTGTATTCTTCACACCGTGCCATGGCATACCGTAAGAAATGCTTTAGGCTTCTGCGTCCTCTGTATTCGCCGTAGCATTGCCAGACGATGCGCCTTCGGTCACTGTCCCTGCAGATCCGAAAAAACCTTTTAACTCCTCGGACCGCTCAAATTCCATGATTACATCTAACAAGCGTATCACTATGTTAAGACCATTGATGGGCGTTGGATCTATCCGCAGTAAAATCTGTGTTGCCTCTTTACGATGCCGCTGTATGATCTCTTTTGCTATCTGTATCGGCTTACCGCCATTTTTATAAATCTTCGCAACCTCTTTATCCTGCAGAATTTTTCCTATGGGGTCCAGCAGATCCATCCACAGATCAATCGCATCTTCGTCCTTGTAATCACCAAGTTTTTTCATTTTGGGTTACCCTCCTTATTATTTTACTTAAGATGCCGTGACTATCACGGTACATGTATCATCATAGGTTACGCCATCCACGGTTATAGCAGCCTTTATGATCGTATTTCCGGCATTTTCTCCGGCTGTAATCACACCATCACTTACACTTGCTATAGTGTTGCTTGCGCTGGTCCAGGTAACTACTGCATCATCGGGCACGGTTGTTGCCAGAAGAGTGGTGGTACCTTCTGCGGCAATGGTAACACTATGCTTATTCAGGTATATGCTGGGTGTCACACTTCCACTTCCCTGCTTTACATATACCTCATAAGGCACCTTATCCTGATCCTCCATGGTATAATGACCCTGGAAGTTAAAGGAAAGCTGGCCTTTGCCTTTATCGCTACTCTGGATCTTGAATCCGGTAGTATTCAGTGCATTCATAAGGTGAATAGCCACAAAGCCTGCATTATCGCCTGTATTAACATCTGAATAATCACCCACCCACCAGATATCCTGGAAATCACTCTGCAGAATATCATTTCTGGGAATGATATGGGTATCATCCAGTGCATCGATATCTGCAGCGCCGGAAAGAAGCTTTGCAATATCCGGGGTAACGGTAACAAAGTTACCTGTCATTGCTACAGTACGAGCATTGAGCTTTTTAAGCTCCTTCATATTCTTCGGACAGTTGTCTACATCCTCACCATAATCCTGAAATTCGGGATCATCTGAAAACTGAAAACCGCCAGTAGTTGCACCCAAAATATTACCTATAACGCCGGTTGCCGGGGTAAAACCATCCAGCAGTATACCTGCGTTAAGCTGAATATTCTGGAATGTAGTTTCGGGTATTTTGGTAAATTTCATTCCTCTTTCCTCCTATTCTTCTACAAATTCGATTTCAATATTTAAAACTATTCGCCTTACCATATCATCAGATGCATCCGGCATACGTTGTGCCCAGGGCTGCCCTCTTTTAATCCAGAATGCACCACCATCATAAGTCACCATGCGGCCACCCTTGCTGATATTCTCCGCTATTTTTTCTGCCTTTTCGGTGATTGCCGCCCAGGATTGCGAATAATACCACAAGGATACACTCTGCGCCAGCGTAGCACCAAAAAAATCTTTAGATGCCTCATAAGTTATATAAGGCAGTTGGGCATCATCCGGCACCGTATTCTCGTCATACGCCACCAGATCAAAACTGCTCCAAAATTTATGTAATGCCTGCTCTGCGTTCATGTAGGTAACTTCCATTTCTCCGCTGATACCTGCCGCATATCCAGCTGCGCGGTTCTCGGTGTACGTTTATCATCGCCATCAGATGTAACACGGAAAATCTTTTTGTCTGATTCCCTCCGGAATACATCATGATACTGCAGATTTATATTCTTTTTCGTGGTGACAGTATATAATGCTGTTACGCCCTGTTTCTCGGCGGTTCGGGCTTCAATAGAATCATCCAGCACTACTGCTGCATCAAAAGGGGCACCATCATTATATACCTCTACAATACCACCATAGCCATCAGCTACAGTGGTTTTATCCAGCATGGTGCATTTTCCCATTTCCACATCTATAAGGCTCATATCCGAATCCTCCGGTATGCATTAAGCCTTGTAGCGTATGCAGCCTGCCAGGTGCCTGCATTACCATTACTGGAACTGCTCCCGGCTGCCTTGCTGTAAGAATATCCGCCAAAACTCTCGCTCGTAAAAGGTGACATTGCCTGTGAATCTACGCCGCCATTCTTCTGCTGCCAGTCGGATATCTCCGCTACCAGCACCAGAAAATCTTTAGGCACCGCCATAAGCCAGATCGCGCCATTAAAAACTTCATCAGTAAGCTCCAGCTTGTCTGTGTACTGATATACCCCATCATTAAACACACTGCCTACAATACGAAAATACTGATTTTCCTGTATATCTAACAGAAAATCAGCATTCGTTATTGCGCCATCAGATATCACGATATCACCGAATATCTTGGGCTGGTTCCTATCAAAAAAGTTTCTAACCTCAAGGCATACTGCATTAAGCATCTTTTTTGCGTCCTCTGCGCTTCGTGGGCTTCTTCTCCACAGGTTCTTCGGGTATTTCTACCCTTTCCTTTTCGGGCTTCTCTACGGGCTTATCAGCGGCCTTTTCAGCCACCTTCGCGATTACCGCACAGCCCCGCTTGTTATTGGTGCCTGCCAGCTCTGCTATTCTCTCTTCTCCGGGATCGTAACCCTTGCGGGGGAAAGTATCCCCCGCGCGGTATTTACGATAATTATCCTGAAGATCAATAAAGTCGGTTAAGGCTTTATACATCTTTTATACTCCTTCTGCCAGGGTTAAGCCACTTAAACCAAACAGCTGGATATTAGTGTGGCCCTGTGCATCACTCTGTACAACCTTAAGCACCTGATCATTCTTATCGGTGATCTTAAATACAGCATTCTTATCGCTATCAAGCGTAAGAAGATCCATACCAGATGCGGAAGGTACCAGACCAACCTTAACATTTGCGTATGTAAGACCACTCGAGAAGTTGTCGAACTTAAGTGCCAGGAAATATCCATCACCTGCTAAAGGTCCGCTCGGTGAAAGTCCACCTTCGATGAAGGCAAGCTCGCCGGTAATCTCACCGCCTGCTACTGTTACATCATCCTGGAAATCCGCAGGTGTAAGTGCGGTCCAAGGATAGGTTGCATCAGCTGCATCGGCTGCTACGGTGAGATCCGTTAAAAAGAATCGTCGATGCTGCCCTTGACAACACCAGCGGCATACTCTACCAGGAACTGTATGCCATCCATAACCAGTGATTCGATCTGTGCACGCTCAGTATTCTGGATACCGGATGCGATACCGATATAACCCAGCTCATCAGCGGTAAGGCTGAATGCATCAGCTACATCACCATTCATGGTAAGGTAATACATAATGATATTCTGCTTTGCAGTTGCCAGGAAGGTTCCCTGGGTGATCCTGTTGCTTATGATAACGGTACCCAGACCAAGGAAATCTTCCACGTAGTTCATGCCGAATACGGTCTGAACGGTGATGTTGGCAGTGGCAAGATAGCTGGCGATATCTTTCGGGTTTACAAAGTAAACAGCCTGTGCAGTATCATCCTCGAAAAGTGCCTGCAGCTCACCCCATGCATTTGCCAGTGCTGCCTGAAGACCGGCACCTACTACGGGAGTGGATCCTGAAATGGTACCATTTAAGAAACCAAAGAAATCTGATCTTAAGCTCTGCTGAACAAGTGAAAGCAGCTTTGCATCTGTTTCGCGTACTGCGGTCTGATAACCGGATTTCTTGATTGCTTCTGCAGAAACGCCCTTGCGCCACTTCTTAAGAGTGATCTCGCCTACAGGGGTCTTTTCCTGCTCGATCTCGGTAAGGGGGATAACTTCTCCTTCACCTACCAGACCATTATTTGCCAGCTCTCCGCTCATGGTGTACACATACATTGTGGTACCTTCCATCATGGGGATCTTTCTGGTTACGCCCAGCACCTCAATCAGCTTTGCAAGGCTGCTGTGAGTAAACTGCTGAACAAAATCAATTTCGCGGATCCTTTTAAGATCCGATGCCTTTGTAAGATTATCCATTGCTCCGGGCATATCTTATTCCTCCTTAATCTGATAAAAATAATTCTTTGTTATCAAGCATAGCCTGCTGCCTTTCAGCAGTATCCTTGATTTTAAAAATCTCTTCCTTTGACATCTTTGTGCCGCCGTTATTGGCGGGCGGTTTGGGGGTCTGCGCTCCCTTTGTATGCTCTGCGACAATGAACTCGGCCCATTCGCTCTTGATGGAATCAACCAGATCCTTTGAATCCTTTACTTTTCCATCCTTATCCAGCTCCACTTTGGATAAGTCGGATACTTTTATAATGGCATCCATACGCTTATCCTGTACCCCGGCCTGCTTCAAAAGCTCTTTATATGCCTTTTCTTTTGCGCTTTTTGTGGCTTTTGCATCCACATCGGCTTTATATTCGGCAAACTCATTCTGCAAGCTCTTGTACTTTTCTGCGGTCTTATCCGCTTCTTCCAGCTTCGCCTGTGCCTTTTCCAGATCCTTTTCTACAGTCGCTAACTTCTCTGCATCGCCTTTGTATTTTTCCACATCGGCTTTGAGCTTGTCGCGCTCTTCCGCGATTGAATCAATCGTGCTCTGGTGGGCATCGATGATCTGTGATATCTTATCATCGTCAAGATCCATTGCTTTAAGCATTTTTCTGGTAAGTGCCATATTCTCAATCTCCTTTGCTTCGGTCCCGGTGCTTCGGGATTTGATTGTTTTTTAAGGGCAATGCGCTGCCCCTTTCTGGTGTTAGTATAAGTCAAATATAACAATTATGTCAAGATGTAGTAAGCCGTGTAGGATCCTACACAAAATAATGTGTATTATATGTCACTATATGCCACAATAGGCACATACTTTCACAGCTCACCCAGTGAACATGATGTATCATCTGTATCCCACGTAAAACTTTCTCCTATAGAATTTTTATTCACTACACACTTTTTATATATATACTTCATTTGCTACATTGCTACATTCAAAAGAAATATATAATAATATATAATAATATATAATAATATATATATGCGAGTGGCATAACGTGACATATTGTACATATATGAAATATAAAAAAACGTGTAGCATCTTTCACGATCCTACACGATTTTTATCATTCGCTCTTTAAGATTGCCTCGGCAACCGCTTTAAACTCATCCCCATGAGTGGTCGCAGCATCCCGCAGGAAGTGCGCCTTGCCATTTGTATGGTAGTATCTGTCTATCAGCTCCACATAAGGCGCATACTCCACATTGGTGCCTATGTACTCATCTTTTTCTACCGTCTGATGCGTTATGCTGTTACGCAAGCGCCCCGTATCTACCGGGCAATTCTCCTTTGCATATCCTTCCGCTATCTCACCTATGGCACCCAGCACCAGCCCTATCCGGTCATTAAAGGCAGCCTGGAGCTCCGCCGAATTATCCGTGATCTTAACTTCCATTACTCACCTCCGTTATAAACGGTCTTATAATACTCCTTATAGCTTTCTTTTGCCTTTTCGGGCGCCTGATCTGTGAGTTTATAGCAAAAATCATCCTCATCAAAATAGTACCAGTCTTTATTTTCCATGAAATAAGGTTTTTCCACTGTCATTTCAATAGCCCTCCTTTTCTAACCATTTAAGCATTGCCATACCCAGCTCATTCGGTGCCCCGCATTGGCTATTAGCAAACACCTCTGCAAAGAACTCAAAATGATTCGTGTGCCCATATTGACTTAAATTATCCTTAAGCGAAAAATCAGGATTATCTGCTTTTGCTATATCCAGTATTTCATTATAGATATCTTTTGCCGCGCTCTTTTCTGCGTTTCTATATATATCCCTGATCTGCGCATGTGAGGGGCTGAACAATCTATCTATTTTCTGCTGTAAAGCATCATAATCTGTCCTATTCTGGCTTATAATGGATTCCAGCATATGCCCATATTCATGAGTAACGGCATAAACAGGGATCTTTTCATCCGTTGCCGGCATTCCGAAAAATGTATCTCTTCCCTCTTTTTCCGTTTTGATATAGGTGTCACGGTTTTTATAATGCTTTGATACCATACTTAAGCAAGTATCTTCCCCTCTACGCCTTGAAAAGTCCGTGCTGGTCCATGCAAGTGCACGCCCACTGGGGGAAGATGTTAAATATCCCTTATTGTTTTCAGTCAATACCCCAAACTTATCATTAAGCCGCTTAAGCTGTGTGATATTTTCACAGAATAGCTGCTCATCAATCTTTGAAAGATTATTTTCAAGGGATGCAAACATGCTTTTTGCCACTTCCATGGCTTCTGCTCTGGTCTTAATCTCCGGGAACTCTTTAGGCTGCTCTTCCTTCTTTTCTTTTGCCGTTATCTTCTCCCGCTTTTTCATATCCCGCTTTTTACGCTCAGTCCCTATCTGCTCCTGGTGCAGCCCACTTTTATGCATATCCTTAATCGGTGTGATTTTCCCATTCTTGCCGCGTACTCCCAGAATATGGCTGCGCATACTGCAGCGACAATTCCATGTAGTTTCCGATGCGGCATCAGGATCCCCGGGATACATCAGCTCATTTCCCTGCCCATCTATAAAGTTTTCATCCCTGGCCACTTCCTGTCCATCCAGCGTTAAATGCCATTCACGGGTACGATCATCTCCGGTGGCTATCCACACCTTCGCCATTACAAGGCCCTTGCTCTCATAATCGGCATATCTATCCAGCCTGCCCCTGTTTTCCGCACAGGTAGTCATTGTCCGGGCGTTTCTGACAGCGGATGCCTCATTCTTATTCACAATCGGCAGCAGGCGCTTTGATATATCCTTAATGCTTTCCCCCTGCAGAATCCCCTGCAGAACTGTGCTGCCTATCTGCTTTGTATTCCATGTTTTATCTTTCCGCTCATCCAGATCTCGCTGTGGTATGGTGCCATCCTTGATAAGGTTTGCTATGGTTTCCTCACTAACCATGCTGTACTTTATCCCGGGAATGACCGCCGCAGGATCTATCTGGTCATAATTAACCTTGTAGATCTGCGGCATCTGTCCATTCATATAAGCTGTGGCTACTTTGTTTGTATAGCAGATACGTGTGGCTGTTTCCTGGACCATATCATGATAATATTTATCCTTAAAGGTTACATTCCTTAAGGCATCCTGGTATTTCTTTAGGGCATCTTCCTTCTCATCCGCAGCCGCGTTCTGGTAAGCCTCATGCAGCTTATCCAGCCGCTTTGCAGATTTCGCCATGTAAGCATCCCATTTTTCGGTGATCTCTGTAAGCGCCTGGTCATAAATGCCGCCTATATGCTTTTCCATTTCCTTTAGCTCTTTATCGGTCCATTTTCGAGCCGGATCTTTAGCCATTTATATCTTCCTCATTCTCTGCCTGCTGTGCCGGGATAAAGCGCGCTGCCTCTTCCCGGTCCTTCTTGATCATGATATCCTGTATCTCATCAATATTCAGGAAAGGTAATTTTTTCAGTATGGTTTCATCATCCAGATACTGCGCAGCGGATAATACCATCTGTGTTATTTCGGTCTGGTTTGTGGTCTTTCTGCGGTGGTAGGTAGGATCATCATCGATACCAGCCAGAGCAAGTAATCCTTTGATGCATTCGGTTACACAATATTCAAAACCATCGCATTTAAGCTCCAGATTTTCATATCCAGCCTCTATAGCGGTAGCTGTGATATTGCCCGCCTGGATCTTTTCGGTATCCAGCGCCATTGCATCCCTGTATAGATCATCCCTTAAGCCGGATAAAATGGATTCTGTGGCCTGATAAGGTACATCCATGGTATGTGCTTCGGCTTTTGCGCCATCATCATCCACGGTGGCAGCATGGATGGTCCTTAAGCGCTCAAGGAACTGTGCCAGATCAATATCATCCATTCCGCCGGCATTCTGGATAGTCCAGTAAATCAGGCTTGCATCATCCAGCGTATTACAAGCGCCACTCTTTATAAGATCATAAGCATCTATCTTTTCGCGCAAGCCTGTTAATTCGCTCTGATGCTCCTTATTTGCCCACAGGGGCACAATCGGGAATCCCGGGTAATTCTTTCCATCCAGGATAATATCCCCATCAGCCAGCGTGGATTCTACTATCTGCAAATAAGGCCGTTTTTCATGCAGTATCTTACCCTTTGCCCCTTCTTCATCATCGGCATCATTCAGATTCCAGATAAAGTCTGTGTATCCATCTTCCTCATACAGGGTAGCCCTTAAAGGCTTGCTTGCATCTATCTGCCACCAGCGGATGCCTGCATGCAGTGCCCCATCCTCTTCGCCATCCAGCGGGGCAAACTCTGTATCCTTAAAGATTTCAAGGTGATCCATGTTATAAAAGACATAGGATACACCACCCCACAGCGCATATTCTCCGGCAGAATATATCGCATTATCAAAACGCGGCCCGCCAAATTTCTCTTTAGTACCTGCATCATTAAAGGTGATACCATTTCCCAGCAAAAAGCTATTCTCCTGCTTAACGAATATCGGGAAAAAGGCATTTATCAACTTATAATTTGCAGAAAAGGTATCCGGCACCGCCTGTCCAGTAAGAGTATACAGCAGCTTCTGATATTTCAGGATTGTAACATTGCGCTTACGGAAGTAATCATAGGCAGTTACCGCCTCTTCATACATGATGCTGCTTTTGTAATCGTTAATGGCACCACGTACAAAATCAATCAGATTCTGCCCTTCTCCCGCTTTTAACAGGTCCTCATAATACTTCATGCCTCTTCCTCCTTTAATTCATCATTTAAGCCTACATCGATTCTTATATTGGCTTTTTTGTACATTTTCCGCGCCAGTGTGGCTGCACTATCAGCGCAATCATCATGCTCTGCATCTTCGTTATAGTCCAGGATCTGGTTGATATACTCATCATCCGTACCCTCCACAAAAATAACATATTGCCATATAGCTTTCAAGTAAGTGCTTATTTTTACATGCTTATTCATGGATTCGTGATATATAACCATCCGCATACCATACTTGCGCTTAAGATCACGAGCCACAAAGCCCTTATCCGCGTTTTTCTCATTCCAGCACTTACCCAGCTTTAACCGGGAATAATCATCCAGGATATCTTTATAACAATCCTCCACATGCTTACGCCAGCACTTGCCATAAACATAAAAATGCCCATCATGCCAATTCATAGCCGTAAATGCCGTGTAATCTTCGCCATCAAACGCACTATCAATCTGGCAAGGTGCCCCTATGATATTCGATAGCTCTGCACCCATAGGCCGCTCGGCAAACAGCAGGTTTTCATCAGCGATAATCTTTAATTCATAATTACAAGCAAAAAGGGCGGCAGTCATGCTTTCCCGCTTTTCCGCCAGCACCTCATCTGTGATTATATCCTTTACCTCCGGATGGTAGCAGTCATATTTGACCATGTTGGGCATCATGGTGCTTGCATCCTCTTTATGCCAGATGGTAAGCGTATTCACAAACCTTCCGCCACGATTGATAAGGTTCTGCAGCTCCTGGTACACCAATTTCGTGCGCTCACGCTCTGCCTTGCTTATCCTATCCTTGATATTTATGATATCATCCGTAAAGATACGGTCAAAATGCTTTCCTGTGAGTGATCCGCCGGAACCGATACCGATAAGCTGTGATGTGCCCTTGATATCCGTAGCCAGATTCGTAGAAATTTCAAATACTGATTCAACTGTTAATTTCAGCGATACGCCATATATTACCTGCACAAAATATTGCGTATGTGGATCCTTTAAGATCTTCGCCACCTGCTTTATAATTTCTTTTACATCATCATCCGTTTTACGCATAAACATAGTGCGCTGCCTCGGCAGCAGGATAATGATTAAAGCCAGCGCAATGCTGGCACAGGTGGTCTTGTATGTATTACGGCTTGCGGCAAGGCTGATATCCTCCTTACCGCATACCATATCCTTTATCCACTTATTATGTAAGTGGGTTAATTTTTTAAAGCCTATCAGATGCCCAAACTTATAGGGCTTTGTAATCAGGAAATTAACCGCTTGCTTACGGTCCATCAATAATCCGCCTCCGTTAATCTGGCTGCCGCTATAAATGCCTTCCGCAACATCAGGCCATTAAAACAGAAACACTCTTCGCCCTTTGTGTTGCCTGTGCGCATAAAATCCAGCAGCTCATTATTATCCCGGTCAATCTGCGCCGCTATATCTTCTTCATTTTCTCCTTCATACAGGATATCATGCGTGATCTGCGCAATACCCCCCCCCTGTTTACATAACCATACATCAAGTTTCATCCGGTATTCTTTCATTATTCGTATCCTCCACCATGCTCTCTATCTCATCAATAACAGTCTGGTCTACCTCCGCAACCACAACCTTATCCACAGGCTTGAATCCGGCAGTATCCCTGATAAGCTCCCAGTATTTGGGGTTGCCTTTTGTCATTTCCTTAACCGCAACCTTAACCATCAGCTCCGCACCTGTTAACGGCTCCCCGTGCTTATCGGTAGTAGCATCCATTTCCAGGAATAACTGCAGCTGTTTTTTAAGGTCGGCTTTCTCTCTGCGCACTTGCGCAGATTTCTTTCCGCCCTTCGAGTGTTCTTCGGGTGTAAACTTATGCCGTTCATCGCCTTTTAGCAAGTTTTGTTCATTCGCCATTTAATAACACCGCCTTTCTAAATATTACAACCATGGATGGAAACGGCGCACGGTCAATTATTTTTCCACCGCCAAATTTTAATCTTCCACGAATAAAACGAATTTCAGCTTTATTGTAAATATAATCGTGAAATGCGTTTGTGTCCGTCCGAGCCGGTATTAACATAACCACAATGTCCGCGTTGCATGTCGCACACTTTACGATCCAATCTGCCGTTGATTTTCTTCCATAAGGGGGATTGCAATAAACCCTTTCGCCGGTCAAATCAGCATTAAATCCGCTGTTTTCTTTTGTGTACCACTTATCGCATAAATGATTATCGTTATCCGCACATAAATCAACTGTAAAATGAAATTCGGCATTTAATTCGTCAAATAATTCTTTTGGTGTACGCCAATCATCTTTTTCCGATGATAACATCAAACTGTTCTTCCATTCACTCATTTTTGATTGCCTTTCCTCCCGTCAAATTTTCCCATCTCTGTATGATTACATCACAATAGTGCTCGTCAAGTTCGCACATATAGCATTTTCTGTTTAACTGTTCGCAGGCTATTAGTGTGCTACCACTACCGCCGAACAAATCTAATACTGTGTCTGCCTTGTCTATGTTCTTTATTGCGTATGCCACAAGTGCTATTGGTTTCATCGTTGGATGAATGCCCTCTGTTGACCTTTTAAATTGCCATACATCGCTTGCGCTTTTATTGTTTGTTTCTCCTGTAAATATGCACAATTCG